GGATAAAAATATAGCACGCACGCATAAAAATGGCTGTATTGGAAAAATATGCAAGGCAGATGCTGGATATAAAAATAAAAATCCGCACACAAAAAAAACCGCCGGAAGTGATCCGGCGGTCATCCTCTGCGGCGGCTCTAAAAGTATAATTATTTTAAAATAAAACCGTAGCCGCTAGTAAGTACTTCTCTCTGAAATTCTTCTTTCCCATATTTTCGATACATTTTTTCAAGATTTTCAGAAATGTCAAATCCGGCAAGCTTCAATTCATGTAGTATCATTATTTTTTCAATCATAAAATTAACCATCCTTTCATCAACGCCCTGTCTCATCGGTGCAGGTGGGGCAGTTCCTGCAGACCGCCGGGTGGCGGTTTCGACTATTTGCAAATTCTGCGAAAGATATCAATTGTAAGTTCTGCGGCGGCTCTTTTTCTGTCGGATATATAGCCCCGGCGTTTACTCTTCAATGCTTTTTCTGCCTGTTTGAGATTTCCAACGCCCCAAGATGCCGCTTTGTTTAGCTTTTCCCATTCATTCGGCGCAACTTTTACGGCTTTAAGGGTTGCGGCATTTATTTCAAAATTATCTTTGTTTTCCGGATGTAAATCTTCACAAACTGGAATATATTCATGCGTTCCCATGTTTTCGCCGATACTCCAAACGAAAAAGCCAACCGGAATTTTTTCCACGATTTCGAAAACATCAGTTTTTTCACAAAGCGAAGAAGTGCTATAGATTTTATTATTTTCAAATTTTAATGTTGTCATATTTTCCCTTTCTGGTCTGCCATCATCAGCACCGGGCGACCATTCCACGGTGGACGCTCCAGACGGAGCGTTTCGGCTCATAATACTGATAATTCAATCGCTTCGATCTCGTCCCAAGTAAAACCGATCCTGTGCATATCAAGTGATGCATCACTCATAACCGCTGACGCTTCCATTGTCATGTTGCGATTGAAGAGCTCACAGAAAATTTTATAAGCATTAACAGCACCCTCATAAGTGAATACTTGTAAATTTCCAATTTTCACTCCATATGTTCCGTTGATTTTAATAGCTCCAGTCATATTCAAATCCTCTCTTTCTGTTTTCCTGTTCCTTTGTTAATATTATAATACACTAAAAACAGTGTAATATCAATATACAAATACACCAAAATAAGTGTAAAAATATCAGCGATAATTGTGTATTTTTTTGGTGTAAAATTAATTGAAATAAAAATGTCTCGGGTATATAATAAATACGAAAGAGAGGTGTGCAGATGCTTACTTATAAAATTGACGTATTAGAAACGCTGAAAGAATGCGGATATAACACGACACGGCTAAGAAAAGAGCAGATCGTGGGAGAAAGCGCAATCCAATCATTGCGAAAAGGCGAAATGGTAGGGATTAAAACACTCGAAAAGATCTGCGATATACTGGACATGCAGCCGGGGAATATTATAAAATACGTAGAAGATACAGAAAAATAAAATACTTTAAAAATAATGTAAAAAGGTATTGACATAACACCGTTTTTGGTGTATTATAATATCAGAAACAAGGAAAACACATAATACACCGGAGGGAAAATAATATGCTTTACATTAAAGATTGGTTTTTACAGAAAAATTTAACAGATTCTCAACGCCAGTTATTCGCTGACGGAGAGAAAGAGCAGATCGGAGAGACTGAGAAAGCGGTAAAAATTAAAGTGAAAGCTGATAATGGAGAGTTTTCTTTCTGGTGTCCGAAGTCCTGTCTGGCAGATAAGCCGGAGATATCGACACCGGAGCAGATGGCAGAATTTAAAAAGAACGGCGTTGAAATGATCGCAAACGGTCATAAGATCATTGTTAAAAAATCAGAAGTAAACACATATAAAATGATGGGATTTAAGGCTGTAAAATAAGGAGGATAAAAATGACAAACGAAAAATTATTTGAATTATTGAAAAAAGAAACAAACATGACAGATCACGATATCCAGAAGCATATCGAAGACGGGATCTTAGTTTACGAGAACACCGAATCTGGTTTCGAAGATTTTAAAAATGATGCGCTGGCAGGAATGAACGACGAGGAAGACATCCCGGATATGTGGGATAAGCTGGACATCATCGGAGATTATAGAATGGACTTTGCATTATAAAAAAATGTACGAAAAGGAGATGAGAAAATGGAAGAATTAAGAAAATGCTATCAGGAATTACAGAAAAGAATCGCAGAAATTGAAGCAAAGCACGAGACGCACATTGATGATTTTTATAATCTGGACGAAGATATTAGAGCCGATTATATGGGCGACTGGAAAGAAAAAGACGTGCAGTGCTGGGAGTATCTGGTAAATAGAGCCAGCACAATCCGAAAAGCATATATTATTATGCGTGAGGATTTACACGTTGGAGAATTTTTACCGGAAATTGACCAGTAAAAAAACCTAGGGTGTTAATTTGAAAAAAGGAGATAAGAAAATGAGTAGAACAGAGCTTTTAAACAAATGGTTAGAGGAAAATTATGGAGAATTGAGAAAATTCCCATTACAGAAATTAACAGTAGAATCTGAAAACGGCGACATTGAAAATTACGATAAAATAAGAATCGTCGGAAACGCAGAGTGCTGGGATGGAGATGAGTTTTATCAGTACATGGTGACTGATGATAAAATTTATAAGGTTTATTATAATGTGCAGCCGGATCAGGAACTCGACATGATCGATTACACAAAGTCTTATAAAACCGAAGATGTTACAGAAGATATACTTTATTTTTTAGAGGATTAAAAAATGTCAGGGAAATGCGTGGTTTGCGGAAAAGAAAAAGGACGAAATAAATTATATTGCTCGGTAAAATGCCGAGCAGAAGCACAAAGAAACATGAGAAAATGTGTAATTTGCGGAAAAGAATTTTACTCCGCGCCATCAGGAACAGAGAGAACGTGTAGCAGAGGATGCTCGGAAAAGCTTAGGCATTTTTATGGTGTGAGCGATGAAAATAAAGAAGTTTTGAAAAAAGCGCATCTCGGATATGAGAAATCCCCGAACACAGGCAGAAAAGACACGAATGCAAATGCGAAAAGCTGGGTGATCCAGTCGCCAGGAGGTGATGTTTACAGAATTAACAATTTAAAAAAATGGGCAATTGACAATGAGGATATCATAAGCCCAATTAAACCGGATCTGTTTTCTGGTGGAATAAGAGACATTAAAAGATATTTGCTCGGAAAGCATAAAAGTGGTAGTGCTCAGTATAAAGGATGGCATTTATTAGAATGGAGCGAAGAAAATAAGGCGCGAGAAGGATTTCCGGAGAGAAAAAAGAGAAAACCGAGAAAACAGAAAATGTCAGAAGAGGAGAGGCTGAAAAGAAAACGAGAAAGAGAAAAACGAAGAAACGAGAAAAAACGGCTTAAAATATAGCCGCTTTTTTTATGCCTAAAAATGGAACAAAAACTATTAAAAAATATCTTATAATAAAGTTATAAGTAAAATGATGGGAGGTGTGCGCCTTGGCAAATTTAAAAGGAAAAGTTAAAAAGCTTCAGACTGCGATTGTCCAGTGCGGACTGATCATAAAAATAAACCAAAATCAATTTTACAGCGACGACCAGAAGCGTATGATTACGATTTACAGAATCCTCACACCAGTGTGCACCTTTAAGAAAAATAGACAAGAATGGAAAACAGAAGATTATGAGATTCTCAAAACGGCATCTATCACAGATATTATTTTCTGTTTGATTGATATTTATAAGGCGGTGAGCGGATGAAGGGAGAACTCACACCGAAATGGAAAGCTTTTGCAGATGAGTATATAAAGAATGGAGGAAATGGCACACAGGCATACATAAGCGCAGGCTATAGTGAGAATGGAGCAAATCGAAGCGCACAAAAACTACTGTCAAAAGCTGTCATTTCGCAATATATAGCGGAAAAAATGGAGCAAATCGAGAAAGAACAGCACCGTGATATCATGAGCCTTGCAGAAATCCAAGAGAGAAGAAGTAAAATAGCGAAGGGAGAAGTCGTGGACGGTCTTGGATTCTCTCCAGATTTCTCCGATCAGCTTAAGGCAATGGACGGACTGGAGAAAGCTTTGACGATTGCAGAAAAGCATAAGCTGGAAGCCGAAGAGAAAGAGAAGAGAGAGAAGGCGGCACTATGGACGCTTCCAATCACAGACATAACGAGCGACTTCGTTGAAATTTATAGAATAGTACATGAAGCCTTTACCGGGGAGATAGATGTACATGAGATCATTTCTAAGGGTGGGCGTGGTTCTATTAAGTCCAATTTTTGGGGGAATCTTGCATATGAGACGATCAGACAGGATCCACAGGCGCATGTCGTATACACTAGAAGATTTAAAGTCGACCTGAGAAGCTCGGTATATAATCAGTTTATGAAAACGGTCATAAGATATCAGGATCTGGATAACTGGGATTTTAAACAATCCCCAATGTGTGCAGTTTATAAACCAACCGGACAGATGGTCATGTTTGCCGGAGCAGATAAGCCAATCAGCTTGAAATCGTTTAATGTGCCATTTGGCTACGTTAAGATGCTGATCCATGAAGAGTGCGACGAGATGGCAGGTGTGGAGCAGATGGATAACATTGAAGATACTTTCCTGCGAGCAGATACACCAGCACTTGACATAAAAATTTTCAATCCTCCGAAGTCAAAAAACAACTTTATGAATGAGTACACAGAAGAGTGTAAAAATAAGCCACAGACACGGATCTGCCACAGCTATTATTATAATGTCCCGGTAAAATGGTTAGGGAAGCGATTCTTCGAGCGTGCGGAGTGGTTCAGGATTCACAAACCATTATATTATAAAAACAACTACTTAGGCGAAGTCACTGGAACAGGCGGCGGCATCTTCGACAATTTAGAAATCCGAAAAATATCGGATGAAGAGTTAATGACATTTGATACAGTGAACCACGGCTTGGACTTCGGATACACACACCCACAGGTATTTTGCCAGAACTATTATGATTACGAGACGGATACTCTTTATATTTTTGGCGAGGTTTATTCTAAAAAATGTAAAAACTCTACCTTTGCCAGAAAGATAAAGAAGTTTATGAATGTAGAAATTATATGCGATTCAGCCAGACCGGACGGAATAGCAGAGATGCAGGACTGGGGATTCAATGCGATCGGTGCAAAGAAAAGATGGGGAAGCGGAAAAGGAAGGGATTACTGCTGGGAGTGGCTTCAGCGATGCAATAAGATTGTCATTGATCCAGAACGTTGCCCGAATACAGAAAAAGAGTTTACAAAGGCAGAGCATGAGCAGCTTCCAGATGGTTCATTCTCGGATGCTTACCCAACTTTAGAAGAGGATACGATCATGGCTAACATTTATGCACTGAACAGGATCATCATGACCAGCCGAAGGAATGACGGTCTTTATGATGATGAGGAAGATGAGGAGGAAGAAGAATATGAAGATTAACGTACTGGGAACCGAATACACAATAAATGAAGCTACGGAGAATGAAGACCCAAAACTTACCGGCAAAGACGGATATTGTGATAGCAGTACAAAAACATGTGTAATCGACAGAATGGAAGACACAGATATTAATTCAAAGGGGAACATGGAAGAATATAAAAAATCTGTCAAAAGGCATGAATTGATCCACGCATTTTTGTATGAGTCCGGTCTTGATAGCTGCAGTTGGGCGAATAATGAAGAATTAGTGGATTGGTTTGCTATTCAGTGGCACAAAATTAGTGTGGCATTTGAACAGATTGGAATTTAAGGCGGTGGTTGCATGAAATATTATGTTGTAGTTGAAAAAGATACAAGAGAAGTGCTTGCGTGTATTTCAGATAATAGCAAAGATGATATTCTTCGGAAGGATGTTGACTTGAAAGTATACGAAGGTACAGAGCCAGTATTTACCGAGACAAATCACGGAATTTTTCTGAAAGATAATGCATTTACTATGATTTTATAGGTGATAACGTATGAACATATTCACAAGAGTAAAGGGGTTTGTCATGAAGTTTTTTAGAACAGATGCAGAGAAAGAATTTAATGTCGAGTTTATCACTTCTCCAGAGATTGAGAACTCACAGCAGAGATGGAACGACATCATTAAGGGGAGTCCTTTCTGGGTTGATCCGAAAAAAAATGACATTAGGACAATAAATTTCGCAAAATTCCTCTGCCAGTACACAGCAAAGAAAGCTTGCATGGATTTATCAGTGAGCATAACTGGTTCAGAAAGAGCAGATTTTATTAATAAGTGCATTAAGGCAATGGTTGACACTTCTATCAGAGACAAAGTCGAAGATATGCTCGGAGTTGGTGGGATCATCTTAAAGCCGAACGGCTCAATGAACCCAGACAACATGATAGATTATATTATGCCGTGGGACTTTGCGATTACAGAAAAGACCAGCAACGGAGATATAAGAGGATGCATTTTTATTAATCGACTTTTAAAAGATAAAGTGTACTACTACCGGCTTGAATACCATCATTTCACGACCTCAAAAAGTAAAGAAGGCGAAGAGATGAACGTGTACGAGATCCAGAACAGAGCGTTTAAGTCAAACAGCAGTAACTCGCTTGGCAAAAAGATAGAACTGCATGACGTTTCGGAGTGGTCTTCAATTGATGAAGTCGTTCATATTATGAACGTAGAAAAGCCACTGTTCGCCTATTTAAAAACACCATTTAACAATACAATCGACTACTCATCTCCTGAAGGTGTTTCGATTTTCTCGAATGCACTTATGGAGCTTAGAGATCTCGATATAGCATGGAGTAAAAAAGGAAATGAGGTTGAGGATTCTCAGCACATTACTTTTATTGATGAGAACGCCATGACAAAACAGGGAAAAGGCGGCATCCGTTCCTCAACAGTAGAGCTTCCTCGGTTTGTTAAAGGCTTGAAATTGGGGCTGGATTCAAAAAGCACGATTGATGAACACGTTCCGACCATGCTTACTTCTGACAGAATCACAGACATTAACAGTGTTCTTTCTATGATCTCGACAAAATGCGGATTCTCACAGGGGCAGTTTATCCTCGATAGAAAATCTGGAAGATTGACAGCAACACAGGTTGAAAGTGACGACAATGAGACTGTAGAGACGATTAACGATATTCGAAAATGCATAAAGACAGCATTAAAAAATCTCATTTATGCAATTAACGTATTCTGTGACCTTTACGGAATACCTGCCGGATATGTGGACGCACTGGATGAGGATGTTCCTGATGAAGATATATTTTATTTTAAAGATTTGCTTGCAAGTTTTGAGCAGGACAGATCAAGAGCTTATAATTTAATGATTCAGGGCGTTTATTCTAAACGTAAATACCTTAAAGAATATGAGGGATTTAATGATGATGAAGTAGATGCCATGTTTGCAGAGAGAGCGCAAGAAGATGCGGAAAGGAACAGCGGTGGTCTATTTGGAGAGGAGTAAAATAATTCAAGGGATACCGAAACTTTCTATAAATGGTATTTTAAAAGGTGGATATATTATCCCTGAACCTGAACCGCCGGAGATGGTTCAAGTAAAGCTTCAGAAAAAGACTGCGATAGAGACGATTAAGTTTTATTTAGAAAAGTGATAGAAATGGATGCGTTAATATGAAATATAATAAAGTCATTGGAAGCTTTAATATTAAGCTTGATACTAAGCGAATAGATGAAAATTTAAGAAATGCGCAGAATGTCCTTGATGAGCAGGTTGTAAACGACATGAGAAAATACACACCTATGCAGCAGGGCGATTTGAGAAACAAGACGCAGATAAAAGAACCCGGATTAATTACAGTAGATACACCCTATGCGCATTATCAGTATGTAGGCGAACTTTATTTGACTGAGGACGGTAGATCATGGGCAAACCGTGGAGAAAAGAAGTATCCGACAGGAACAGAATTAAAATATCACACACCTGGAACGGGAAAAAGATGGTTTGAAACTGCAAAAGAAAATCACGGTAAGCAGTGGATAGATCTTGTTAAAAGAGAGGTTGGAAAAGGATAATGCTTAGACCGGATTATTTTTACGGAAAAACTGATAAACTGGTTGAGATGTATCAGGATCTTGAAAATTGGATTATATCAGACATTGTAACACGATTGATAAAATCCGGTGAATTGTCAGGAACTGCCGACCGAGAATTGTGGAAACTCCAACAGATGGGACTGCATAACACAGAGATTGTAAAAAGAATATCTGAAATGTCTGGAAAGTCAAGAAATGAGGTTCGCAGATTATTAAGGGATAGTGTTATGACATCATTCTCGGATGATAAGGAAGTCTTGACGCAGATATCATCATCAGATATTATATCTCCGCTAAAAAATAATATGGCAATTCTTGCAATGAATGCAGAGTTAATAAAGACATCCGGTGAACTTGATAATTTGACAAAGACAACCATTAACCAGACACAGAAAGACTTGCTCAATATGCTGAATGAGGTTGATTATAGAGTTGCATCTGGAATGCAGTCTTACAGCAGTGCAGTCTGCGAAGTTCTGGATAGATATGCAGAATCTGGTGTTATGGTAGAATACCCTGCCGGAACGAAGCGTTCTCTTGAAGCGGCAGTGAGATGTTGCATCGTCACATCTATGAATCAGACCGCGGCACAAGTGACGAACGTTTATATTGCGCAAAATAAAATAGAGTATGTTCTAGTATCAGCGCATCCGGGTGCCAGATATGATAAAAAGGATCCAACAGGGATTTCATCTCACGATCACTGGCAAGGCAAGGCCTATAAAATAATCGGTAGCGAACCAGGATTTCCGAATCTTCTTGAAAGCACAGGTTATACCATAGACCCTGAAACCGGAACAGGAACTGTTGTAAATCTCTTAGGACTTCACGGATATAATTGCAGACATTCACATGGACCGTGGCGAAAAGACATGGTAAATAAGTATCTTGATGAAAACGGAAATGTGAATATAAATGCAGATGAAAGCCAAAAACTTTATGATTTGCAGCAGAAGCAGAGATTTCTTGAAAGAGAAATTCGTAAAACAAAGCGTGAAATTATGACCAAGAAACAGGAACTTAATATGATTGCCGAAACAGATGTAAAAGAGATCTTGCAACCTCAATATGATAAACTGGCATATAAACTGCGAATGCAGAATAAAAGGCTTCAATCATTCTGTAAGAATAATGATCTCCAATTGCAAGGCGATAGAACGAAGGTGTCTGGATTTAATAAAAAACAGTCTGCGATTGCAAATGGACGAGCAACGGCTTATAAAAATAAAATTGAAAAAAATGGTACAACGAAAGTGGAATAATATGTTATTATAATAATGTGTTAACCATACATACTTGGTTATCCACCTTTCTTTAATTGATGTAGTGGAACCCAAGCGAGACAACAACTCACCGTCATAGCCGGAAACTCCCCCAATGAGGTAAAGCAAATGAAAAACATTGTTACGTGCTTTACCAAAGAAGAAAAAGAGCATATAAAAGAATTGTGTGATTTCACACCGACAGAAGAAATGCTCTTTGATTTACGGAAGAAAGAAAAGTCTCTTGAAGAATGTGCAGAAATTATGCATGTTTCAACGAAGACAGCAGGACGTATCAACGTAAAAATGCAACATAAAATTCTTAAAGTAACAGGAAAACATTTCACATAACTTTCTCCTCATTAAAGGCATCCGTTAAGGGTGTCTTTTTTGTGTCCTTTTAATGGGGTTTTACTGGGGTGGTTCAATTGTGTTGTTAATAATAAAATGAAGATAGAAAGAGAGGTTTATTATGTACGAGTATCAGAGATATAACCAGTATTCTTATCCTCAATATCAACAGCCACAGCAGATTCAACAGCAATTCCCACAACAGATCATTCCGCAACAAGCTGGACTTTGTGGAAGAACGGTTAATTCTGTTGAGGAAGTCACAGCGAATGACGTTCCCATGAATGCACCATTTGCCATTTTCCCAAAAGCAGATGGATCAGAGATATATATAAAATCGTGGGGTGCTAATGGGCTTATTCAGACAGTTACATACAAACCGCAGCTAGACGGAAAGCAGAACGAATTACCGAAAGAAGACACGGCAACATTGTTTGCCCCGATAATGGAGCGATTAGACCAGATAGAAGCTAAAATAACTCAGTCCCAGAGGACTACCAGAGCAAAGAAAGAGAGCGATTCTGAATGAATTTAATGCAGATGATCCAGTGCGGTGGAAACCCTAAGATGATATTAAGTCAAATGATGAGCAACTCTCAATTTTCAAATAATCCGATCATGAAAAATACATTCGACATGATGAACCGTGGAGACAGTAAAGGGCTGGAACAGCTTGCCAGAAATTTGTGCAAAGAAAAAGGTCTAAACCCGGAAGAAATCATGAGCCAGTTTAAACATTGATACTATTCTTGCAAGATTATGTATAAATAAATTTTATTAGGAGGAACACATATGTTTAATTCATCTCCAAGTTTAGCGGACATTGCCGCCGTTACTGGTGGAAACCGTAATGATGGTGCATGGGGCGATGGTGGTTGGTGGGTTCTCATTATCCTCTTTGCCTTATTCGGTGGATGGGGCGGTTATGGATTCGGTGGTAATGGTGGTGGCGGTTATACCGCAACTGCGGCTACACAGGCTGATATCCAGAGAGGATTTGACAATTCAGCAGTCATAAGTAAACTTGATGGCATTACAAACGGTCTTTGTGATGGCTTTTATGCAGTAAACAACGGAATGCTGACAGGATTTAACAGCATTCAGCAGGCAATTAATGCGGACACAGTAGCAGGAATGCAGAATGCAAATGCTATTCAGTCTCAGCTTGCAAATTGTTGCTGCGAAACTCGTGAAGCTATCCAGGGTATAAACTTCAACATGGCGCAGAACACTTGCGCATTACAGAACACCATGAACAACAACACGAGAGATATTATCGACAGCCAGAATGCCGGAACAAGAGCGATACTTGACTACTTATGCCAGGATAAGATCGCAACGTTGCAGGCAGAAAATAATGATTTGAGACTTGCAGCATCACAGGATAGACAGAATGCACTTCTGACTACCGCTATGACAGCACAGACAAATCATATTATCAATGCTGTTAATCCATCACCAATCCCAGCATACCAGGTGCCAAACCCGAACACATACATTCCGTATGGATGCGGTTGTAACAATGGATGTGGATGTTAATTACAACTGAATAATTAAAGTATCTTAATCGACAAGATTATGTCTGCATAGCAGTATTACTTAAACACAAAGGGCAGACTTCAATGTTTGCCCTTATATTTTTGAAAGAGAGGAAAATATTATGTCAGAATTTACAGCCAATGCTTTACAGACTGTCCTGCAAGGAGAAGATGTCTCATTTACTGAGACACCGGTTTGCGGAACAAAATGCATCGTTCACAGACAGGGAAGCGGAGTAGTTAAGTTAAGGGGAATCACAAACCAGTGCAAAGCCAGATTCCTTGTATCTTATAGTGGAAATATCCAGATCCCAACCGGTGGAACGGTGGAAGCTATTTCTCTTGCAATCGCAATTGACGGAGAGCCTTTACAGTCTACAAGAATGATTGTGACGCCTGCGGCAGTAGAAAACTTATTCAATGTATCTGCACAGGTTTATGTGGATGTTCCTTGTGGATGCTGCAGCACAATAGCGGTTCAGAATACATCTGGACAGTCTATCGAGGTTCAAAACAGTAATTTAATTGTAGTAAGGGAGGCCTAGTATATGCATATTGAAAGAATTCATAAAATGCTTGAATGCCTTGCTGAAAAATCCTTGTGTGAGATTGAAAAAGGGATTGAGAATGTCAATACAGAAGAAATGGGAGAAGTGATTGACATGATGAAGGATCTGTCAGAAGCTGAGTATTATGCCACAATTACTAAGGCAATGAACGAAGTGGACGAAGCAGACATCATGGAAAAGCTTTTAGAGTATGGGGATGACCGAAGATATTACGACCGGTATCGTTATGCTGATGGAAGATTTGCACCGAAAGGCAGAGGAAAACGAAGAGGATATGATGAACCACCATATTATCACATGTACCCAGATGATTACGAAGATACAGAGCATATGAGAGACATGGATAAGAAAGACCTGAAAAGGATGTATACAGATACCGGAATGATGGGAGATAGTTCATATCCGAGGGATTCCAGAGAGGGAAAAGCCGGTATTTCCAGACGTACTTATATGGAGACCAGAGAAAACCATCATGGAAATTCAGAGGAAGATAAAAAAGAGCGTGCAAAAGCAAGAAAAGATTACTTGCGAGATATGCAGATGGATATTACTGAAATGACATCAGATGCAGCACCGGAAGAAAAGCAGATGTGGAGAAATGAATTACAGATGATGTTACAGAAAATCTAAGAGGTGAGCGCAGTGTTTAAAATGAATGATGTTGAATGGAATATTTTATATGTAAATCCTAATAGTGAATGCTTGATGCGTTCAGACGGAACAATTACACTTGGTGTTACAGATTGGAGCAAACGAACGGTTTATTTGTCAAATGCATTAAGCGGAAGCCTGTTAGAGAAAGTTCTATCTCATGAGTTGGTACACTGCGCTTCATTTTCATATGACTGCCACATTCCAATAGATGTAGAGGAAATCGTAGCGGATTTTCTGTCTCTTTATGGAAAAGAAGTCGTTGGCATAGCAGATGATATTTTGAATGGGGTAATTGAAAATGGACGTTATAAAGCAGTATGAGGACTATATAGGGCTTAAAAAAGAATACATTAAAAATCCTACATTGGAAAATAAAAATGCAATGATAGCCAAATTAGAAGAGTACGGAAAGTATATATACGACCAGTGCAACAGATTAAGAAAGGATTGCATTGTGGAAGAAGAAAAAGAAGTACTTAAAAGGTATTTCGGTGGAAAATAGAAAAAAGGGGTGGAGCAATCCGCCCTTTTTAAAATGGTACAAAAAGTTGTTTAAAGTAGGTTAAAATATATATTGAAAAGAATATTAAAAGTACCGGACAAAAAAAGGGATTTTGTTCGCTAACCTAGAAAAGTTATAGGATGATGCATGGCACGTCCTATTTTGGGCGTGCTTTTTTATTTTTGGGAATTAATTCAGTGGAAGAAGACACGGCTTATATCCGGGTTGTCGAGGGTTCGATTCCTTCATTCCCAATTGCCAGCTATGGAGTAAATAGCAACTCATTCGTGCCGGACTGACCGGAGTAACAACTTGGAAAGAAAGAGGTAGAAACATGGTAAACGTAGCAAACGAATTAAAGAAACTCGGAATTGAAGTTTCAGACGAACAGAAAGAGTCTCTTAAAAAGAGTATGGGTGAAGAGCTGTATTCCAAAGAAGAAATGGAAGACAAAGTTAAAAAAGCTTCATCAGAATCCGAACAGTGGAAAACCCGGGCAGAATCAGCAGAGAAAATGCTCGAAGGGTTGGATGGAAAAAGCCCGGAAGACATTTTAAAAGAGCGTGATGACTGGAAGAGACAGGCAGAGGATTCCAAAAAAGATTACGAAGCCAAAATCGCAGAGCATGAGAAGGATGAACTTTTGAAAGAAGCATTTGCGGAAATCGAGTTTACTTCTGAATCTGCAAAGAAAGCCATTATGAAAGACATTTCCGAAAGCGTAAGCGTGAGAAACGGAAAACTGATAGGGTTCAGTGATCTTATTGAGGAAGCTAAAAAGACAGATGCAAATGCATTTGTAAATAAACAGACTCCGCCGGCGCGTTTTACAAAGCCGAATGAAAATGATCCCGGTGGTGATAAGCCTACAACAAGAGAGAGCATTTTATCTATCAAAGATAGATCAGAACGTCAGAAAGCAATTGCCGAAAACATTTCTTTATTCCAACAGTAAAGGAGTTTTATATGAACAAAAACAGAATAACGATGAACACAAATTTGCAGTTCTTTGCAGCAAACGCAGGACTGATTACAACAGGAGACATTGATGTAACGGCAAGGGAAATTGATTTTGTTACATCTTTTGAAAGAAACTGGGAAGCTTTAAGAGAAATTCTTGGAATTTCAAGAGCAATTAGAAAACAGCCGGGAACTGTTCTTAAAAGCAAATATGCAGAAGGAACGTTAGAGAGCGGAACGGTAGCAGAAGGTGATGTGATTCCAAGAACACATTACGATGTAAAAGAAAAACCTTATTCAGAGATTACTCTTGAAAAATATGCAAAAGAAGTTTCTATCGAAGCTATCAAGGATCATGGATATGAAGTGGCTTGTGAAATGACAGATGAAGAGTTCCAGACAGACCTGCAGGATGGAATTACAACAAAATTCTACAACTATCTGAAAACTGGTACACTTGCAAACACTGCAAAAACATTCCAGATGGCGGTAGCTAAATCTATTGGATCTGTCAAAAATAAGTTCAAGTCAATGCACAAAACTGCTACAGGAGTTGCAGTGTTTGCAAATATCATGGATTTCTATAATTATCTTGGAGATTCAAACATTACTTTGCAGACAGCCTTTGGACTTACCTATATCAAGGGATTCCTCGGAGCAGACATTATGATCCTTTGCTCTGACAACGAAATCCCAGCAGGAAAAGTTCTGGCAACACCTGTGAACAACATCGTTGCTTATTATGTAGATCCATCTGACGGAGATTTTGAGAAAGCCGGTCTTTCTTACACTGTCAGCGGAGAAACAAATCTTATCGGATTTAAGGTAAAAGGCGATTACGATCGTGCAACCAGCGTAACTTATGCACTGTTAGGATTTGTACTTTTTGCAGAGTACATTGATGCAGTGGCTAATGTTTCTATCACACCGGGGGAATAGATCCCACTACACAGGCGGTAAATGCTAGTGGGAAACTCACGGAAGAATACTTAAACTCTCTTACAGTTGCAGAAATTAAGGCACTGGCAGAGAGTAAAGGGTATTCACTGACCGCAACAAAGAAAGCTGATATTATCAGCGAAATCTTATCACAGCAATAAGGAGTGTGGAGCAATGTCATATGTAGATTTTGAATATTACCAAACTAAATATGGTGGAAGTTTGTTCAAAAACGAAAAAGACTTTGCTCCATATGAAAGAAAAGCGGAAAGAAGAATCAATGCGATCACATCAAACAGGATTTTGTTTTATTCTCAGCCAGAATCAGAAGAAGCATGGTGGGATAATATCAAAGATTGCACCTGCGAAATAGCTGAATTGCTAAAGAATGTATCTGAGTACTCTGCGGCAGTTAATAACTTTGGTGTTATTACAAATACGGACGGAACTGTAAAAGGGAAAATGATTAAGAGCATGACTTCTGGAAGTGAATCAGTATCTTATGATGCCGGAGCATCTTCTTCGACATTGGTAGAGATTGCAAAATCAGAAATGGAACTTAATAGAAAGTGCTATGATATTGCATCAAATTACCTAACCGGAATGGTTGATACAAGGCATGAAAACCTTTTGTACATGGGAGTTTAGCTTATGGGAATCGGATATAAAGATGCCGTGGTTTTATATAACAGGCATTACAACGACACTTTAGAAACTGAATATTATTTCGGTACTCTATTTGAAAATGTAAGAATCGAGCTTACACAGGCAGAGAACATAAGCAAATCTGGAATGAAAGATGCAGATAGTTTTCTTGTAAAAATCCCGAATGATGGCACATTGAATTATGCTAATCCACCAGACTGGGAGAACATGAGCGAAGAAGAAAAGCTAAAGCATTTCACTTTAAGAAGTAATGATTTTGACTTCGTAGTGATTGCAAAAAAAGATGAACTTCTCATTGATAGAGAATTGCCGGTTGGATTAATTAATTCAGACGATTATCCGGGTAAATTCTTCCAGTACATGGTAAATGAAAAAGGAAATTGCTACAAAGTGAATACTATCGGTGTTTACAGCCTTATACCAAGGTTTGAGATTGGAGGTAAATGATTTGGATGAAAAGCCAAAAATAATGCTTGTATCAGATGCAGAGACGGCGCAAAGAGCTATTCTTGATATGATAAATAGTTATCCAAATTTTCCGCCCGGTTTCAAACCATCAAATTCAACAATCTTATGGAACAGCATAAAAGATACTCAGTCTATTGGAGTTTTTCCGGCGCAGGATCCTGTTTATTTGAAAAAATATGTCAGCGGTTCTTATGTCGGACAAATGACGTTCCAGATCGTATACAAAAGCAATCCAACAACAAACAAGGATAATATTGCAGCAAGCAATCTGCTTGAAAATATTGCAAAGTTCCTTGAAAGTGGAGAATTTACATTAAAGGATAAAAATTTTGTTGTAGAACAAATCAACCGCACATCGGATGTATTTTGCGGTACAGCAGATGGAAAAACAACAGAATTAGCAATTAATATGCAGCTTAAATATTTTTATAAAAAATAGGAGGAATACTCATGGCAAAAGACAGAACTAACATGGTCTCACTTTTGGATATTGGAAGCCTTATGGGTGGAAAAAGTGAAAAGCTTGCTGAAATGGGTGATGGTTTCACAGAGCTTTCTGAAGACTGGGGACCTAACACAGAAAGCACACAGTACGTAAACATGAAAAATGCAAGCAACTCTGTAAAAGGGTATGCATTTTCAATGTCTCCAGAAAGAGAACATTTGTCAGATGAAATGCAGACAGTGTTTAATGATGTTTTTAAAAAACTTCCAACAGGAGATCAGTGCGAGACATATTATTATCGCTTCTTTAAAGCTGATATTACAAGCGGATCCGGAGATTGTATCCGTGTCCCAGTAACTGTATGTGCATCAAGCACTGGTGGAGCAGGTGGTGATATTTTAAAGTCTACAGTCCAGATTAATGGAAATGGAGATGTAGAACTTGGAACAATCACTATTGCTGGTGATGGATCGTTCACATGGGCACCTAAAGTAAGTGCTTTGGCTTTGGATGAAGATTACCCAATTGCATAGGTGTTAATTAAAAATTAGCATATGTGGGATGCCTACCTTTCCTTGGTGTCCCACATTAGGAAAGGATGTTAAAAATGGAAGAAATTAAATTAAGCAGTGGCATAAAAAAAATTGCAATAAAAGACGAAGACGGAGATCTTATTACAGTTATAACAGTAGATACAGCGAATGCAGACACAGCTAAGAAGTTTGCAGGTGTAATTGATAAATTAAATAATATATCTCAAAACTGTGAAAAAGAAGCCGCCGAATGGAGAAATAACCACAAAGACGATATGAATGTGGATGATATGAATGTGGATGCAGCATTAGAACTGAACAGCATTCGTGTAAAATATCTTAAGCAGATTACGGAAAGTATAGATGGGTTGTTTGGCGAAGATGCCATGAAACAGATTTACGGAGATATTGTCCCGGATGAACTTGCAATTGTGGAGTTTGTAGAGCAGGTTATCCCTGTTATGAATAAGCTTTTCAATAAACGTTTTGAACAGATTCAGAACAGATACAATGTAAGAAGATGTGGGGCAAAATAATGAACAATGTCATGCTGGACAATTTGCCTACTGAATGGAACGGATACAAAGTAAATACCGATTTCCGCATAGGTATGCAGATTTATATTTTGCAATATGACAAAGAAATGAATGAGTACGAGAAAACAACTTCTATTCTTTATCTTATGTTCTCTGATGAATACGGAGAACTTAGAGACCATCCACAGCACAATGAGTTAAATGAATGTATTTCTTGGTATTTAAACGGATGGTATCACGACAATACCGGCAGTAGTAAAAATACAAAGCGTTTTATTGACTATGATGTAGATCAATGGAGAATATACGCAGATTTCTTGCAGATATATGGAATTGATTTGTCCGTGGCAGATATGCACTGGTGGAAATTTAATGGCTTGATCTGGAATATGCCAAGAAGATTATCTTCTCTCATGGAGGTAATTGAGATCCGACAGAAGAAGATTGAAAAGAACATGAGTTCCAAGGAAAAAGATGCAATCAGAAACGCACAGAATAAATATGCTTTGGAACAGCCAGAAAAAGAGTATACCAGCGAAGAAAAAGAAAAGATAGACGATTATGATCGCATGATGGAAGAAATAAGAAAGCAGAAAGAGATAGAACAGGAAGCATTGAAACAGTTTAAGAAATGAGGGTTTTAGCATGGCTGAATATGATGGCGAAATCAGAATAAAAACGTTGATTGAAAATGGAGAAGCATCAAGTAAGCTCATGCAGATGGAATCACAGTTTCAGAAGCTTGCAAGAGAAGCTGATAAGTTTTCCAAGACACTGAAAGAACTGGCAAGTCAAAAGATTCCAACAGAGGAATATAAGGCTGTGCAGATGCAAATAGAAAAAGATACTGCGTCTCTTGATAAACTTCTTGCCAGAATGGATAAATTCTTAGAAACAGGTGGAAGCAGTAAAAGCACAACCTTTAAAAGAATGCAATACGATGTTGAGGAATTAACAAACTCAATTAAATATGCAAAAGGTGAGCTTGCATCAATGGAATCTTCCGGAAATGCTTTTATAGATCCTACAACTACAGAAGAATATAGCAAAGTATCTGAAAAGCTTCTTGATGTACAGAGCAAACAAGAGGTTCTTAATCAGAAGATGAGAGAAACAGTTTCCAATGAGAAATCTATTGGTTCTGGAGCGAAAAACATTGAAAAAGTAGGAAAAGCGGCAAAAAAATCCTCTGGCTTAATATCTGACATGACGAAACGAATAAAGCAGACAGTAATTAGTTTTGCAATATTCGGTGCGGTTATGAAAGTATCTCAGACCATATCCAAGGCATTTACAGAAGGTATACAGAACATGGCGAAGTATTCTTCTGAATTTAATGGAAAAATGTCTGAAATGGCAAGTGCTTCGGCTACATTAAAAAATTCTATTGGAGCACTGACAGCTCCTATCATATCTGCATTGACACCAGCAATCGTAACCTTATGCACATGGCTTACAAATGCCATTAATGCTATGAATAGATTTATTGCGGCTATAAGCGGAAAAAGCACTTGGACAAAGGCAAAAAAGCAGCAGGTAGACTATGCGGCATCTCTTGATAAAACAGCTGGATCTGCCAAAAAAGCAGCTGGAGCATTGGCGGCTTTTGATGACTTGAATGTATTGCAGAAAAATGATTCTGGAAGCGGTAGTGGTGGATCTGGTAGTGGTGGATCTGATTTATATGAAGAAGTTCCTACTGGAAAAGAATTATCAGATAAAATCCAGCCATTTATAGATTATTTAAAAAAATTAAAAAATTCTATAAAAAATGGATGGGATGAAACCTGGAGCAATTTAGATATTCCTTTACAATTTGATAATATTAAATCCAGTATAGAAAGCATAAAGAATTCATTTTTAAATATTTTTTCAGATAGTGAAGTTTCTGCATCTGTTGACAATTTTGCTATGACTTTTTCAAGGTCACTTGGAAGCATTTCGGCATCTGTAGTAAGCATAGGTGCTACCATAGCAGAAAATCTTCTTGGTGGGATATCTATTTATCTTGAAAGTAATTCTGAAAATATAAAAAATTATATTATCGACATGTTTGATATAGCATCTGATATTTCAGTGTTGGCATCACAGGGGGCAGATGCATTCGCAAATGTATTTTCTGTATTTGGGGATGAAAATGGACAGCAGATCACGGCAAACCTGATTCAGATTTTTTCGGATGCATTCATGATGGTTACGGAGAATGCGGCAAAATTTGGAAAAGATATTATCGATTGCATCGTGACACCTTTTGTAGAAAATCAGGATGCTTTAAAAGATGCTTTGGATGGACTTCTTGGTGTGATTGCGGATTTGACAACGACTATATCAGACGGTGTACAGCATGTGACCGATAAAATCACAGAATTGTACGATGAACACATTCATCCGTTTGTCGAAAATGTAAAAAATGGAATGTCAGAATTAATAGAAAAATTTCTTGAATTTTGGAACACTTATGTGCAGCCTATTTTACAGAATCTGGCGTTAATGTTTGAGGATACCTATGAAAATCATTTAAAGCCTGTGTTCGATAATATTTTCGAAATAATAGGCATTGTGATAGACATACTGAACGATTTATGGACAAATATTTTACAGCCGATTATTGCATGGATTATTGAAAATGTGCTTCCGGTAATTCTGCCGATTATTAAAAACCTGAGCCAGAATATAAAAGACAGCGTCGATTTTATTTTAGATCTGATCAATTTTTTGCTGGCAGGGGTAAAACTTGTATTCGCCGCAATTCATGCATTACTTACGAAAGACACAGACAAAGCATTACGCCAGACAGAAAAATCGGTAAAAGATTTTGTGAACAGTGTTATCCAGATGTTTGAAAATATGGTAAACCGTGTTATTAATGGTATCAATTCATTAATTTCTGGCTTTAACAGCATTGGATTTGATTTACCTGATTTTTTGGGTGGCGGATCATGGCATCCAAGTATTCCGACAATTCCTACTGTAAATCTGCCTCGTCTTGCCAACGGTGGCGTAACAACCGGAAGGACACTTGCAGAGATCGGAGAAGCCGGAAGAGAAGCTGTCCTGCCGCTTGAAAATAATACCGGCTGGATGGATGACCTTGCATCGAAGCTTGCAAGCAAAATGCCGGACTACAGCGGTGCAAAGACAGTAGTACTTGCGGTGGATGGTAAAGAGTTCGCAAGAATCAATCTGCCGTATTTACAGGATGAAGAAATAAGACTTGGGATAGCGGAGGGATAAGATGGTACATAAGTATACACAAGGACTTATCATTGATGGAATTACATATAATATCCCTATGGTGTCTATTCAAAGGACTTTGGATTTCTTGGAAAAGTATGCAGAAAGAACAGAGGACGGAGATATTCATATTGAGAGTATAGGAATCTATAAGAACTATACAATTTCAATTGGCACAATAGACGATCCGGGACTTTATGATAAACTGATGGACCATATAACAGATTGTGAAAACAGATTCCATCATGTATCTTTACCGGATGCAAGCAAGCAGTTTGATTTCTATGGGTATTTTTCATCCATTAAAGATGAAGTAGAAAAGGTATTTGACAACGGAGCGAAATATAAAGGCTTGTCTTGGAAAATGACGAGTAAAAAACCATTTAAGACACCGTAAGGGGGCATTTATGAGAACATATTGCAGGGCAGAAATGAAATTTATAGATGTTACCGCACTTGCGGATGCTTCGGTCACGACAGATGATAACCAGGGCATAGGTTCAATAGAGTTATTTGCAGAACAGACGGAACAGAAAAGTTATGGGACTTTTGAACTGAACCAATTTGTGCTAGATGGAAGTAAAAGCGTATTGACGGAAAATCCGAAAGACATTGCATTTTGGAATGATGCGTTATCGAAGGAAGATTGTACTTTTGAAACAGATCCTAAGATTACAGTCACGTTCCAAGAGCAGCACACGTCCGCAGCGATCACACTTTATTTTGAAGATGAGCCACCAGCAGAGTTGAAAATCACATGGTATACAATCGCCGGTACAAAATTAATCACAGAGACATTTTACCCGGACAGCCTTATTTATGTTTGCAATAATCAGGTGCAGAATTACGGAAAAATCGAGATTGAATTTGTAAGAACAAGCTTTCCACAGAGATATATTAAGCTTCAGTACATTTTATACGGAAAATATATCGTATGGGATAAGGATATGATCCAGACAGCCAAGGTGCAGGAAGACATTGATGTGACCTCTGCAACCTTGTCTATCAACGAAGCGGATATTTCAATTGTTGATATGAATAATGACTTTGACGCAGAAAACGAAAACGGAGCATGGAAGAGTGTGCAGAAAACGCAGGAAGTCACATTGTCAGAGTTTAATAACGGAAACATGATTCCTATGGGAGCATTCTTTATCGACGATTTTTCTTTTTCAAAGAATATTGCAAAATTTAAGTTGATTGATGTAGTTGGGTTATTAGATAAGTATACATTTTATGACGGACAGGTATATAACAATGTCCGTGCAGAAGTGATACTGAATGCGATATTTGCCACTGCCGGTATCAAAAAATATACGATTGATGAAGAAGTCGGCAACATACTTTTAAGTGGCTATTTAGCCATCCAGACGTGCCGTAAGGCATTGCAACAGGTATGCTTTGCGTGTGGTGCGGTTGCGGATGACAGCCGGAGCGATACCATCAAGGTTTATAAGCCAGACAGATATGTGAAATCCACTGTCGGGACGGATCGCAAGTTTAATGGAAATACGAAAGTATCTCTTGAAAAATATATCTCTGGTGTGAATATTGAGATGAAAAACTATGCATTGGAAGAAAAAAACTCAGACATTTATAAGAAAACATTGCCGGCCGGAGATACCAAGATCACATTCTCAAGTCCATATCTTCCATCGTCCATCACGGCAAGTGTCGGCACTCTGAAAGAAGTAAAAACGAATTATCTCATCATTAACATGCCGGATGCCGGACAGTGCCATATTACAGGTATTAAATATGCAAACACGACTTTTTCTTATGAGAAACGTGTGGATAAAATCGAAGCCGGGGAAACAGAAAATATAAAGAAATACAGTGGATGTACTATTTATAATGCTGATATATTACCCGACATCGCCGCTTATCTTTTAGGTTATCATGCCTTGAGAAAAAAGGTTGGAATGAAGTACCTGGTTGACTTAGAGCAGGTAGGAAATTGGGCAAATATAAATTCGATTGGTGGAAAGACATCGACAACATTGATTGAGAGCCAGACGCTTGATTTGACAGGTGGATTTATCGCAACTGCAACATGCAGGGGATACTCAATTGTCGTTACCGAGGATGTGTTTGCCGGAACTGAATTATATACGGGAGGAGATGTGCTGATCTGATGAATTACAATCCAATTAATCCTTATTATGACGAGCTTAGAAAAGAAAATCTGAAGCTAACAAAGGAAAACAAAGCTTTAAAAGAAGAAAATGAACGTCTGAAAAGTGAGGTGGTTGCTTATGCTGGTGTGGATGCAGACAGTGACGGATCGGTCACAGAGTGATGTGGATCGTGTGTTGGAGTTGTTAGAGAAAGGATGGGATAACTTCAATGTAGACGAAAAAACAGAATGGATTGTCGGTATGAAAGGCACACTTAATCGATCAGATATGCAGAGAATCCAGAATAACACAAAGTTATTATCAGATGTGCTGGAACTTAATCTTACGGTTGCAGACGTTCCAGAACATCCAAATGAGACATTTTTAATATCAGTCATAAATAACACAGAGGTTATCAGAAATGCGTACATGATTCATGGAGACACGCCGAAGACACCGAGTATGCCAGTCAATACATACCAGAAGATGAATGATATTGAGAAAATATTGGATGATGTGTATGGCATTTTACTTAACAACTTCAATTATTACTGTGGATCAGAGGTATATGCCGGAGATGATACCGGACTATTATTATAGGAAGAGAGGACATATTATGGGATTTACAAAGAAAACATGGAAAAATCGAATTGCAGAGTATATTAACCGCAGACTGATTACGATGGAAGATGGCAGCACAAATCTTGTGACAGTTGCAAGGGATGAGGGAACAATCTCACAGGAAGGTGATGCTTTTAATGCTGCCAATATGAATGATCTGGAGGATAGAATCGAAGCAGGCTTTACGGAGATAAACCAGAGTTTAACTAATGTTAATAATTTAAAGCGAACGTATCTCAGATTAGTACTGCCAAATGTTGCTGCTGAAGCAAAGGCTGTCTGCGATTATATGAATAAAAATTATTTACTAGGGCAGTTATCCCCTGTGCATACAGTCGAATTTGACGTGGTCGCAGCAAATACAGACTGGTTTTCAGGTGTTCTGTCTACAGACTCGAATATATTGGTTGCTGGAAGAACCGTTTGGGGCTTTGTCCAACAGAGAACTACATCAGCAGAAAACAGTACTTTATATAAATACTTTGCAAGTGGAACAGGAGGTGCTAGTTCAGTAAGTGCTCTTGACCATGCGAAATCGTTTATTGACGTTAGCACAATTTTAAAAAGTTATACAACCATCGCCGCTGGTGCAACAGTAACTTATACAGCAACAAGAGATTGCTTTGTAAACGTGTCTGCATATGCACACGGAAGTGGTCAAAATACAAAAATATATATTAATAATGTACACATTTTTAATCCTTACACTAATAATGGTGATAATGCTGGTCTTATGATTGTAGATAAAACTGTACCATTAAAAACAGGACAAACAATTAAAATTGAGAATGGCACATACACCACTAGTTCTTATGCTATTTTTGCAGCATTTTAACTCTGGTTATTCGAAGTAAAATGGAACAAAAAAATTATTCTGAAATATTATAATTGAATTATACAAAAGAAAGGAAGATGATCCAATGGAGATGTTAAAAGAAACGTACACGATTGCTTTGCCTATCGTTCTGACCGCATTAATGGGATACATAGTGTGGCTTTTGAAAAATCAGAAGTCAGACAGAGATGCGAACAGTAGAGGAACGATGCTTTTGCTTCGAGTACAACTGATCGAGTACCATGATAAATACATGGCTCTCAAAGAAATTCCATCCTATGCCTACCAGAATTTTATGGAAATGTACAATGCCTATCATGCGTTGGGCGGCAATGGAATGGTCACAAAGATGAAACACGAAATTGAAGAGCTTCATTTGAAGCAGAAAGAGAGGATTTAAACATGACAGATTTGGGATTTTTAACAGAATTTATGGTGCCTGTGATCGTAGGCATTTGCCTTTGTATAGGCTATGTCGTGAAAAAATGGATTAAGGATGTGGATAATAAATACATCCCTACCATTTGTGCGGTATTAGGTGTGCTTTTAGCCATTTGGATCAACGGATGGACAATCACAGCATCTATCTTATTAAGTGGCTTATTCAGCGGTTTAGCAAGCACAGGACTGCACCAGTTATTTAAGCAGTATATTGAAAAGAAGGAGGAATAAAAGAATGGTTATTAACGTACATGCCGGACACAACCCGGACGGAAAAGTAGCGTGCGGAGCTATCGGAATCATCCGGGAATCAACAGAAGCGAGAAATGTAAAGAATGAGGTTATCAGACAGTTAAAAGGTCTCGGGCATACCGTGTATGACTGTACGGTTGACAATGGCACAAGTGCAAATAACGTGCTTTGTAACATCGTAGGAAAATGCAATGCTCATGTGGCTGATCTTGATGTATCTATCCACTTTAATGCAGGTGCTAAAGATATGAACGGAAACGAAAAGACAACCGGAACAGAGGTTTATATTTACAGCGATAACAGCAAATCAAAAAACTATGCGCAGAGCGGAGCTATGGAGATTGCAAAGCTTGGATTTAAAAATCGTGGTGTAAAAACGAATAAGAAACTGTATGTACTCCGGAAAACAAAAGCACCGGCAATGCTGATTGAATGTTGCTTTGTGGATGATAAGGACGATGTAGCATTGTATGATTATAAGAGCATGGCAAGTGCGATTGTTTACGGAATTACAGGACAGCAGTACATTGAACCATCCAATAACACATCTGATGACGATGCTGCAACTTCTGGATCAGAGACAAGCGTAGGTGATAAAGATTCTATTTATCGTGTACAGGTCGGAGCGTATCGCAACAAAGCAAATGCTATTTCCTTGCAGGAAAAATTGAAAGCAGCAGGATTTGACTCTGCGATTGTAAAAGCGTAAAATAAATGGCGGTTAGAATTTCTAATCGCCATTTTTAATATACTTGTACTAATTAATGTTAACCACTAGGAAATAGTTGCTTAGTACAAGTCCTAGATATAAAATATAAAGCCAGTAATTTCAAAGGCTTCATTCAAATAAATTTCTTTTATTATTCTATGCCAAAACTCTTGTTTTCCTTTTGGATCTAGTTGTTCGTAAAGGACTTTCCAGTCTTCCGGGATCTGCTTCTTAAATTCCTCAATCCTTACAACTTTGTTGTTTGACAACTCCTCATTTATGGAGTTTATTTTTTCTGATAAGACACTGTATTTCTTTTCGTATTCTGGAATATCAATTCTTCCTTTTTCAAAAAGGTAATTCAGTCTGTCGCGCTCCCCTATTGCATCATTAAGTTTCTTATTCAAATTGCGCTTTGGTTTACCTGCTTCTTTTTTTACATCAAATTCAAGATTTTTTAATGCTGCATCAAGATTTTCAAGAAGATATTTTTCTGTTTTTGCTTCTGACACTAATTTTGTTTTGTGCAATTTCTCATTTCCACCGAACCAGCATCTTTGATATTGCCGGTGCTTTTTGGTCTTCCTGTCTATGCTGTAAAAACTTGCCATTTTCCTGCCACATATAGGACAGCGGAATAACCCACTGAATAAATATATATGACCGGACGGAGCATATTTTATCTGATTGATACTTCTTATTTCTTCCATTTGGTCTTTAGTGAAATAAGGCTCACAGAAATGGTCATTCTCCCTTACTTTTCCAATATACAGATCTGATTTGATCATTGTGTCCAATTTGTGTCTGGTAAAATCTGGGATGAAGTTTTCACGAACCCACAGAACGGTGCCGCGCTTGCTTTTGGTTGCTAATAAATAATCAAATATAGCCCTTGTCTGTTTCTCATTATCATGTACTACTTTCTTTACACCATCTATTTTCTCTATTTTGAATCCTATAGGCACTCTGCCAGTGTAAGCTTTCCCTTCACGGATTTTATAAGCTGCGGTGTCTTTGTATCGCTCAGATATAACCGCCCATTCTAATTCTGCCATGTTTGCCATCTGGTACATGAAGTTCTTTCCGTATGGCGTGGAAGTATCAATCTGCTGACTCACTGATATCAAGTTGCATCCTGCGCTTTCCATGTCGTGATAGAGGTTACAGAAATCTCTCATATTTCTTGCTATACGATCGTATCTCATAATGACAACTGCATTGATTCTTCCAGCTCTGACATCATCCATCATGCGCTGAAAGTCCTTTCTTTTTGCCGTGCTATGCCCTGTGATTGCATAATCACCAGAATAAACGATTATATTTGCATTAGGGTAAGTTTTATTAATATACTTTCTACAATCGTCTATTTGTTGTTCCATTGATTCTGAATTATCATCTTTTTTTGATTTCCTTGGATAAATTGCTATGTTCATTTTTAACTCCCTTTAAAAAAAGTCCCTCATTTAATAGAGGGACTGTATACTATTCTATTTCTATAATATCTGCGGAGTACCCCATAACTTCCCCAACGTTTTTAATATGAACTTTGAGCGTCACAGTATCGTCTTTAGACATTTCCATTACTTTTGCTTTTACATCATCATCTTTTATATAGCATTGGACACCAACAATTGCAAATTTGTCTGTCTGAGAGAATACCCCGATATACTTACCGTTGCTATCAATAACATCTAATCGACCAGTAATTTCTAAGTATTTGTCATTGTAAGTATCTTCTGCTTTCATTGCATTGTTTTTCAAATCATCCATCATGGTGCTTACATCAACCGCAGTATATTCAATTTCTGGCTCTGATTCGGTCTCAACTTCCTTTACCTCTGGTGTTGAATCTTGAGTTTCGTTTGTGCTTGATGATTTTGAATTGGTAGTAGTTTCTGAATTGTCGGAATTTCCACCAGAAGCAGAACCGATAGCTCCAAGAACCAGGATCACAATTAAAACAATCGCCCATTTCGGTAAACCTTGTTTCTTTTTGCATACTGGACATATCTTTGCTTTCTTAGGAATTTCTGATTGACAGTGTTTACATACCTTAGTATCTTTTGATTCGTTCATGATTTTGAACTCCCCTTTCTTTTGATATTACAATTATAAAGCAAAATGATTATAAAACAATACATTTTTGTCATTTTTTTATGACATTTTTTTGCAAAATGAAAGTTTAGGATAAAAACAAATGGATGCGTTATTGACTTTTCGAACATACGTTCGTATACTTTATGTATCAATTAGAAAGGTGGTATTGGATATGGGAGAGCTTAAAGAGAAAATAATAGAATTAATAGAGAAGTGCATGGACGAGGATGATCTCCGAACCATATATGCATTTATAAAGAGGTTTTTAAGATAAAAGAAAAAGACAAGGGTTTGCGCATTGCCCTTGTCTTTCTTTTTACTTCTTTACAAGCTTTTCTGCCAGCTTCTGGATTGTGTTCCAGTCGTTTTCATCCAGTTCTGAGATAGCGGCTATGAATCTGTACCGCTGGTCTTTTTCCCCGGCTTTCAGAACATCTGCAAGAAATTCAGCTATCTTTTCGTTCTCGGTCTTTTGAATGAACATTTCGCCTTTTCCGGTCTCCAGCCATTCCTTATTAACCTCAAATTCTCTGCATATAGAAAGAATAACTGCATCTGTTGGATTTCTTAATCCGTTTTCATAATTTGTTATCGTATTTCCTTTAACACCTATTTTTTCACCAAACTCAACTTGCGTCAATCCTTTTGCTTTTCTTATTTGTTTTATTCTTTCTTTCACAATCCTTACCTCCTTTCAAAATAAATATATCAAAAAAAACTCACAAAGTCAATATTTTAGTATTGCATTTATTATCGCTATGTGATATTATAATCTCACAAAGAAACGAAAGGAAGTGAGCAAATGAGCGAAAAACAGAAAGAAGCCCTTACAAGACTAGCTGAAACAGTATCACAGCTGGACAAAGAAAACTTTAACTATATTCTTGGTGTTGCGGATGGTATGGCAATCTCAAAGAAACAGTCGGAAGTTGACAAGCAGATTGCCATGTGTGGGAGCGTTAAATAATGAGAAAGGAGATTCCTATGAACAAAGCAGACATGGAAATTACACCAGAGAGGAAAGCCAAGATTATGGACATTCTGTTAGAGATTTACGAAAGACAGGAAGGAATTAAGCTTGTGGTTAAGGACAATGCATCATGAAAAATGTAGCATATGTTTTTATATCTATTGGACTTGGAATCATGTTTCTTGGTGGAATGCTCGATGCGGATGGAACGTATTATGTTTTTCTGCTGATCGCTATGGCTCTTGGTGCGGTGGTTGCACTTATTGGAGTTGTGATCTTGGATGTGGAGAACCGCCGGGAAGAAAAGCGGAAAGCATACTTTTACATGATCCGCCGGAAGGACAAGCTTGATGCTGATGTAGAGTTCCTTGGGGAATTTGAGGACAAAAAAATAGCACCCTGAATGTTTTGGCGAACGCAGGTGCTATTTAACCGTAGGAATACAAAAGTATTTCTGCGTTTATTGTAACACGTAGTTTGGATTTTGGAAAGCGTGATTTTATGTTTTACAGAAAATGCAGGATCTGTGGATGTAGTCTTGATCCCGGAGAAGGGAATATTTGTGAAGAGTGCCGGGACGAGCAGTACATGAAGCAGCAGCAAGAGAAAGCTGTCAAATACATGGTTTTATCTACAGATTTTAGACAGATGGAAATGGAGGAATTTTTAAATGGCAGCGCCTAGTTTGACATGGAAGGATTTAGGAATACTCAAGGATGCACTGGATGAATTTGAAAGAACACTGGAAGATTTAGGCATAGAAGCCGGTGAAGTGTCATGGCATACTGACGGAAGTATTCATGGTGAATTCGTATATGGTACAAGAAAGCTGATTACCAACACAGACGATGATGGGGAGGGATTTTCTCACAGATATGAATGATAGTTACGATTTGTGGAAAGACAGAGATCGGAATCAAGGCGAATGGCTTGAGCGTAGACCAAAATGTATATGTTGCGGTGAACACATCCAGGATGATACAGCAGTACAGATTAGAGGAGATTATTACTGTGACAGATGTTTAGATGACATGAGAGTTTATTTGACAGATTGAGAGGTAGAAATGAAATTTAGAGAATTAAGGGCAAATGAAATTGAAGCAAGAGTAGCAACTGTTTCTGATAAAGGCTGTTCCATCCTGCTGTATAAAAATGCACGCTGTGATATGAACATCTTAGATGAAACTGTAGGGGAAATGAACTGGCAGAGAGACCATAAGGAAATCAAAGGCAACATGTATGCAGGTATTGGCATATGGGATACAGTCAAAGAAATCTGGGTATGGAAATGGGATTGCGGAACGGAATCTTATACCGAAGGAGAAAAAGGCGAGGCTTCTGACAGCTTCAAGAGAGCTGGCTTTAACTGGGGAATCGGCAGAGAATTATACACTGCACCTTTTATATGGATGAAAGCAGACCAGATTAATCTTGCAGATAAAAATGGAAAAAAAACCACGTATGACAGCTTTAAAGTTGAGGATATCGAGTATAAAGATGGAAAAATCTCATATCTGAAAGTTGTTGATAATAAGACAAAGGCAATTTTCTTATATGGGAAAAGCAGAGCACTGAAAGATGAAAATATAAATGATCTGATCAGCGAGGAAGAATTTCAGATCATCACAGAATTGATCAGAAAGGCAAATGTCAATGAACAGAAGCTGTTAAGCCAGTATAAGATTGAATCGTTTATCACACTGACAAAAGTGCAGTACACAGCGTTAAAAACAAAGCTGGAAGAAGCTGTTGCAAAGAAAGAAGCGTAGCTTATGGAGACTACTGGAAAGCTTATCGGAGCGAGCCGGACATTCAATGGACAAGGCATCATCCTTACATTTGAGGTTGATGGTTCAGCAGCTCCCCAGATTGAAAATTTACAGAAGCAGGACAAGTTGAAAATCAAAGCTGTTAGATACACGCAGAAACGTAGCCTTGATGCAAATTCTTATTTTCATGCACTGGTTGGAAAGATTGCTGATGCTCTGACGATTTCCAAGGCGAAAGCAAAAAATGTACTGATCTGTAAATATGGTCAGCCAGAACATCTTCCAGATGGAAGTATCTTCTATTATCAGTCAAATGCACCAGAAGATTACATGTGGGAACTTGAAACAATTCATGCAATGCCAGTTCGATATGATGGGAAACTGACTGTATATAAGATTTATCGAGGAAGCCATACATATGATACAAAAGAAATGTCAGTACTGATTGATGGAACGGTAGCGGATGCAAAAGAACTTGGAATAGATACCATCACACCTGAGGAGTTGAGGGAAATGAAAGAGCGGTGGGGTGTATGAAACGATTGTGGAGCGTATTTACAGAAGATATGGATCACTGCTATTTTACCGGAACTTGTCCGGTGGAAAGACATCATATCTTTGGTGGAAATCCTAACCGGAAGAATAGCGAAAAGTACGGATTTGTTATACCGCTCCGACCGGATCTGCATCCGAATGGTGTAAGTGCCGGAAAGAATGCGGCAGAGATAGATCTGAAACTTAAACAGATGGCACAGATCTATTTTGAAGAATATTACGGAACAAGGGAAGATTTCCGCAACATCTTCGGTAAGTCGTGGCTGTAGGGTTGAGACACCTTGCCAGATGGCAAAAAGAAACCTGTTCATGCGGAAAATAATATATCACGAATTATTGAAAGCCGATTGTTATCTCCGGGTTAAGTCCCGGAGAGGAAAGGGGATTAATGAAAACAATAAACGACATTCCCTGCGGACATTTGAAACCATTGCCGAGACCTGCGAATCCATTGGAAGATAGAATACTGCGAAAGCAGATAGAGACAGCAAATACAAAGGATGACTGCATTATCAATGTTGGAAATGGATATTACAAACCAGTTCCCGGAGATCCAGTAGATGAAAAAGAACTGGATGAATATCTTTCAAAAGAGCTGCACCGGGCAAGAGTGATACAGAAGAAACGCTTAAATATGAAAATGACATTTGAAAGGTGGCGAGAAGTTGGAGTACTTACTGATAATACCGGGACGACTGGATAACTTGAATGATTTTATCCGTGCCGACAAGGCGAGCAGATATAAAGGCGGAGAGATGAAAAAGCAGAATGAAGATATTGTTTCTGTGTACATCAGAAAATGCCTGAGAGACGTAAATATCAATAAAAAAGTATTTATGGAATATCTGTGGGTGGAAAAGAATAAAAGGCGTGATTTGGACAATATATCGTCATTCGGCAGAAAAGTGATCCAGGATGCATTAGTTAACTGCCATGTATTAAAAAATGATGGCTGGGAGCAGATCTGTGGATTCTCTGATGAATTTCGTATAGATGCTGAAAATCCACGGATTGAAGTTAGGATTCGGGAGGTGGAAACTTGAACTATTTAGCTGAGATAAAAGCATTTTACGACAGGCTCGAACTAAACCCGCAGCCCAACACTGCAATCGCCTTATGGCATGCGTTAATGTCCATAGCGAATAAAGCAGGGTGGCCAGATACGTTTACGGTAGCCTCGTCAGTCCTTGGACTTCGGTCTGGATTAAATGCATCAGCGTTAAAGAGAGCGAGAAACAAGCTTGCTACAGATGGGTTAATCGAATGGAAATCGCGCGGTGGGAATCTTGCGGCACAATATAAAATAAATAGTCTTGTGGTTCAAAATTACAGTAAAAATGAACCACAGTTTGAACCACAAAGTGAACTGCAAATTGCACCACAGTTTGAACCACAAAGTGAACCTATTAATAAACAAAGACATAAACATAAACAAAATACACCCCCTATATCCCCCGTGGAACGGTATGCAGAGTTTGCCGCGGTCTATCCGAAACGGTGCACTGGCTGTCTTGTTGAAACTGAATACTGCAATGCGGTACTGTCTGGTGTACCGGAAGATGATTTGGTATTGGCCGCACAGAATTATGCAGATATATGCAGACGGGAGAAAACAGCAGAGCGGTATATTAAAAAGCCGGAGAACTTTTTACGAGAGAACTTGTTTATGCAGTATCTGAAAGGAGAGAACGATGGACCAGTTGGAAGAGATACTGGAACGCATGAAAAATCACTCAACGAACTTATGCAGGAATGCGGAGACACCGGAGACTTCCAGGGATTCTGATGTGTGTCCAATTTGCGAAGGTCGGGAGTGGATCTTGAAAATAAAAGACGGAGTTGAAATAGCAGTACCGTGTAAATGCCGTGAGAAAGCGGTCATGTCAAGGCGGTTGCGATTTGCAGATATACCGGAGGCATTCCGTGGGATGGATCTGAGATCGTTTCGAATGGATGTGTACAGGAAGCCGGAAAGTAAAAAGATGGTGTCAGATGCCTGCAAAATCATAAAAACCTATCTGGATGATTTCGAGAGCCAGAAGGAAAGAGGCATGGGATTGCATATCTGGTCGAGGACAAAGGGAAGCGGTAAGACGAGGATTGCTGCTGGGATTGCAAATGAACTGATGAAAAGATACACAGTCAAATTTGCAGTATCACTGACCATCTTGCAGGAAATTAAGAATACATGGCGCAGGGATGCAGCAGGCAGTGAAAGCCAGCTTTTAGATGCACTTTCCACAACGGATATTTTGATCATTGATGATTTTGGTGTGGAAGCACCGGCGGCATGGATCAACGACAAAATGTACCAGATCATCAACGAGCGTTACATAAACAAAAAGGTAACGATTTTCACGAGTAATGATCCGCTGGACAAACTATCCTACGATGACCGGATCACGAACCGGATTAAGGAGCGGACATATCAGATCGCATTTCCAGAAGAATCAGTCCGGGATCATATCGCAGAGCGGATGCATGAGGAAATCATTGAAAAAGTGATAACAGGAGGAAAAACATGAGCAATGCATTGAGAAAAAAGACAAGAAAGCTTGAACCGAAAAATTATGAGGATAAATTCACAATGCAGCGCATAGCCAGACATATAAGCGAATCTGACAATTGTTTTTGGCAGACATTCAAATCAATGCAGATGTCATGCTTTTATGTTCTGTACTATGACATAGATTTCTCAAAACAGAAGCTAAAGAATTACAACGAAATTCTTCGGAAGAATAACGAGAAAATAAAAAATGTATCCACCATTAGAGCAGAGGAAGAAAGATTTATAAAAAACATTGGGTTTGATTGTGAGAAAGAAGCAAGGAATTTTCCGTACAGAGCCAAGATTCGTATGTATGGCAAGAATCCTAAGCAGAACCAGATTAAATCCGTAATTTCGAACATGAATGACGGCATTGAGTGTTATTTGGTGATTGCAGTTTATACACTGCATTACAATTACAAATTCAGTGGCGAATTGATTCGTGAATGGTGGAACAGGATGCTGGATTTTTCCAAGAACTATGTAGAGGGAATGAACGACGACCATGTTGTGAAATATTTCAAGCAGGAATGTGATTTAGATATAGCGGAGTGATGCCAATGGGAGAGATGACAAAGACAAGCGTAAAATACTGCCGGAAATGTAAATATTCGTATAATCAAAGCCAGACAGATCATGTGTGGATATTATTCAAAGACCGGATTAAGGCGTGGATGCCCGGTTGGGATGTGTGATAAGTTTGAGAAGAAAGGCAGAAAGAGAAAGGTGAAGTTGAAATGACGGATGAAACCAAGCAGGAGATAGAAGCGGTGCTGATGTTGTTAAAAAATACATTGGTAAGAAATGGCGTAAGCATAGCACTTGCAGGAAGTGACGATACCGGAAAAGACGATGGATGCATTTGTTTTTTTTGATACCGCAGAGTATTGTCGCACCGGGAAATTTAAAGGGATATCTGTTAAAACAATAGATTTAGTGAGATAGGAGAAAAATAATATGGAGATTGAAAAGAGAATTTATCCAGCATATGCCTTTACTGAAAATGAGAGAGAAAAGTCAATCATGAACAGCACAATTTATAAAGAATTAAAGGAAAAATACAGAATTTCAAGATATAAAGTTGATAATCTTGATGATTATGACATTGTCTTAGACTGTAAACCTGATATATATCGTTCGACATATAAGGTTATTAAAAATAACACGCAATTATCCGGCTTAGAACTGGCATTAATTTGTGATGATGGAAGCCTTTGCTTTGGGTACAGCAGACATGGAAATGAGTTTTACATAAATGAGGATTAGATTTAGTGAGGTAGAAATATGATGGAATGTATGAAGAGCATGGCGAAGAAACCACAGACCAATGCAGACCGGATCAGAAGCATGACGGATGAGGAGTTGGCAGAAGTATTATTTGGAAGTTGTATAGAACACATGGGCGTAGAGGAATGTTCTCATCCTGAAGAGGCTTGCAAATCATGTGTTTTGGATTGGCTTAAGGCAGAAAGTGAGGAATAGCATGAGACTTGGAGAAGAATGTCCATACATAACACCATGCGGTTGGTGTAGTAGGCTTTGTAAGCCATGTGAGGAAAAGGAAAAGCAGAAAGCGAGGAAGCAACATGGAAAGATTAACAGAAAGGAATCCATCATGGATTGATGATGAACTGTGGGAAAGGGCATGTGAACCGGATTGCGAGGAAATAGATGCCGTATATCGGAAACTCAAAGACTATGAGGATGCCGAAGAGCATGGATTACTTCTGCGGTTGCCGTGTGGAATTGGCTCAGATGTATATATAATTCCTAGCAAAGTCAATTGTGAATTAAATATTTTAAGTCTGCACCTGGAGAACAACAAAGTTTATCATCAGAAAGTAGCCTTGATTACTTTTACAGAAAAAGGATGGTACATGGAGTGTGACAAAGATCGAGAATATGGTACAGACAGAATCCTGCCAGAAAAAATGTACAAGGAAACCTGGTTTTTATCACAAGAGGAAGCAGAAGCCAAGTTGAAAGAAATGGAGAAGGGAAATGGCGCACATAACAAATAAGGAACTGACTATACGGCAGATTGGAGAGTTCTGTACAAACACTCTCTGTAAGAAATGTCCGGTGGCAAAGTGGAATGAGGAAAGCGGTCTGCATAATGGATGTATGGAGAGTTTAAGACTTCCAGAGGTATCGAGGATCATGTTGGAGCAGATCAAAGGAAGAAAGGCGGGACGTTATGGAAGATAGATATTTATTCCGCGGAAAGTGCATTGATGACGGAGAATGGATGTCTGGTAGTTATTATGAACTTGCAGGAAGACCGCTTATTTTTAAACCGGTTTTCGCAAGTAAAAAAGCTGTTTACGAGATAGACCCATCAACTATTTGCCAGTGCACAGGACTTAATGATAAAAGCGGCAGACGGATTTTTGAGAATGATATTCTTTCAGGGCATATCGACGTTGAGTTTCCAGAAGATGAGACGAGAAAGCGTGTCGTGTGGCATGAAAACGGATGGTGTACGAATGAGCCGGGCTGTGATTACTACGAGGAACTGGATGATTTTGATTCAGAGAATTTTGAAGTGATCGGCAACATGATTGACAGCCCAGAGCTGTTGGAGGTGTAGATATGACGGAGAATGAAGCAATTAAAGAACTTGAGACTTCTATTGATTTAGCCAAAATGTGTATACAGAATAACGAGAGAAAAAGAGAAATCCAAGGTTATGAGATGGCAATCAAGGCACTGAAAGAGGTACAGAAGTACCGTGCAATCGGCACGGTGGAAGAATGCCTGGCGGCGGTGGAGAAGCAGACAGCAAAGAAACCAATGCATGTAACGAATAGTTATTTTGGATACCAGAAACATAAAGAACATGTTGGTTATTGTCCAGATTGTGGGCATCAAGTAGAAGAACCTTATGGATGTCCAAATTGTTTAAGAAAAATTGATTGGGGTGATGAAGAATGAGTGAAAGATTGAAGCCATGTCCGTTCTGCGGTGGAAACGCAATTTTCTTAACCATTACAAATAAGTCATCACATTCGGCTGTTGGGGTAATGTTCAAAATCAAATGTATGAAATGCGGAACAGAACTTCCAAAAAGCTATGAATGTGAGATGTACATGGATCAGGACGGAGGCATCAGAACAGGGAAAGACGAGCGAACGAAAGCAACTACAGATTGGAACAGGAGGGCGAACGATGGGAAGACTGATTGATGCGGAGACATTAAAGCAAGAATTATATCAACAATGGTTTATGGATATTCTTCTTACACAGAAACGTAGTGATGATATGTTCTATGCGTTAGCGCAGAAGATTGATGCACAGCCGATCGCCTATGACCCGGACAAGGTCGTGGAGCAGTTGGAAAATGAGAGAAAGTTTTGGGAGAATGCATACGACAGTAATTTGGGGAAAGAGAAAGCAAGAAGTTATGAGCATGCAATCGAAATTGTGAAAGGCGGTGTGGTAGATGGCTAAAGCAATTTTGGTTATGGATATGCCGGAATCGTGTTTTGGTTGCAACTTTTTGTATTGTAACGCGGATGCAAGTATTGACAGTTGCCAGGCTATGGAAGTACCAAGAATTGTTGATTCTGAAACATACGAAAAACCAGATTGGTGTCCACTTCGGGAACTGCCGGAGAAAAGAGAAATTAATCATAACAAAAATCACTACATAAGTAACTTTTGGACAGATGCAAAGATCGTAGGTTGGAATGCCTGCTTAGATGAAATTTTAAAAGATGATGGTATGAGAAAGGAGTAATGACAGAAGCCTTGGTAGACCAAGGTTGACCGCTAACGGTGTGATTAATAGCGAGAACAAAAAGGATGAACAATGCGTTTGATTGAGTAGTGGGTTCGTAAAATATTCGGCGAAACTACAAGAAATCAGAGTGGTAAGCCAGATTCCTTTATCCACGGACACAGGATTATTTCTGTTAAGTGGTTGTCATGAAAAAATTAAAAGTATGTTGGGTATCTGCAGGAATCAGCAGTTTTATGGCTGGATATTTAGCCGGTGATGTAGACGAATGGATTTACATAGATATAGCTGACCAACATCTGGATAGTATCAGATTCATTAAGGATTGCGAGAATGCAATCGGTAAAGAAATACAGATATTGAAATCGAAAGAATATCGGTGCGTGGAAGATTGTGTAAGAGCCTTTGGTGGATTCAGAAATCCGGCGAATGGATTCGCACCTTGCACGAACTGGTTAAAAAAGAGGGTGAGAAAAGAGTGGGAAGAGCAGCATAAGGACTGTGAGTTGACTTACGTCTGGGGATTCGACCTTAAGGAAAGGGACAGAGCCGCGCGGACGATAGAAGCCAATCCGCAGGCTGCACATGAATTTCCACTCATAGAAAAGAATTTATCAAAAGAAGAGGTACATGGACTGTTTGAACGGACTTTTGCATTTGCCCGACCTTTGATGTATGACCTTGGATATCCGAACAACAACTGTATCGGATGCGTCAAGGGCGGTATGGGATATTGGAATCGGATAAGAAAAGATTTCCCGGAAGTATTCGAAAGTCGGGCGAAGCTGGAAAGAGAAGTTGGGCATTCAATTTTGAAAGACAAAAATGGACCGGTATATCTCGATGAACTTGATCCTAATCGTGGGAACATGGATACGGAGATTATGCCGGAATGTGGAATCATGTGCTACTTAGCACAGTATTAAAACTATCAGAAAGGAACTAATATGAACAGTACAGACGCAGCATACAGAAGAGATAATTTTATCTTGACATTCATGGACTGCTTGTGCGTCCCAGATCAAAAAGACTATACACAACAAGACATTTGCGACTGCAACGAAGCGATTACAGAGTATGAGTGTATGCTTCAACACGCCATTGATGTTGGAGACAAGCAGGAAATTGCTTTTCTACGATCAGAAATACAGCACGTTAAGGCTGAAAAACGTAATATCAAGAGAATGATGAAAAACAGAATGGAGCCTGCACTTACATAGTTTTCACATGATAGAGAGTTTGCGATTGTAAGACCGAAGCACTTGGGGAACATATGATGTTCTAATCGTAGTCGAGAGGTCGGAAATTATGCTTGTGCGTAATTTGGTTTGGATAGTGGATATGCTCCAAATCCAAACACAGCGCATTCTCTTGATGAATTACTTTCTAATGTTCCGAAGAATCAAACGATTGGAGACAATCTGATTCGGGCATGGAGCATTATCAATAATAGTAAGTATGAAACAATAGTATGTTCTGTTTCCGGCGGATCGGATAGCGACATTATGGTTGATATATGCGTCAAAGTAGATATTCATCATAAAATTCGATATGTCTGCTTTAATACCGGATTGGAATACAGGGCAACCAAAGAACACATCAAATATTTAGAGGAAAAATACGGAATAAGGATTGATATGTTTGAAGCATGGGAATACGGAATGACGATTCCAAAAGCCTGCGCAACATATGGACAACCGTTTTGCAATAAGATCGCAAGTGAATTTATAAGCAGATTACAGAAACATAATTTTAAGTGGGAAGATAAACCATTTGAGGAATTGTATGCAGAATATCCAAAATGCAAGTCGGCTTTGTTGTGGTGGTGCAATTTGAAACCGGGCAAAAGAAATAATATCAGTTGGAATAAATGGCTCAAGGAATTTTTGATTGCAAACCCGCCAACATTCCGAATATCGAATAAATGTTGCGAAAAGGCAAAGAAAGATATTTCCCGCAGAATAAAGTGTGATCTGATGATTACCGGCATACGGAAAGCAGAGGGCGGAGCAAGGGCGACGTCTTACAAGAATTGCTATAGCCAAAAAGAGGGCAATGAAGACGAATACAGACCTTTATTCTGGTACACGAATGATGACAAGAAATGTTATGAACAGCATTACGGCATTGAACATAGCAGATGCTACACAGAATATGGCTTGAAAAGAACCGGTTGCTGTGGTTGTCCTTGTGGGCGAAACCTTGAATTTGAACTTGAAGTGCTGAAAAAGCATGAGCCAAATTTGTACACAGCCGTATGTAATGTATTTAAAGATAGTTATGAATATACAAGAGAATATCGTGCATTTTGCAATGAAATGAATAGGAAACAGAAGATATATTATCAAATGGAGATAGACGAGTTTATCAAATAATCAAGAAAGGAGCCGGAACCTATCCGGATAAAAGGCGCGCCGGGTTCCTTTCAAAAAAAATGATTAACGGAGAATTAATAGTTGACAATTTTGCTGGTGGGGGCGGCGCTTCCACGGGAATAGAATTGGCAACCGGATACAGTGTTGATATTGCAATCAATCATGATCCAGAAGCTATTAAAATGCACAAGGCAAACCACCCGAACACAAAGCATTACTGTGAAAACGTGTGGGCGGTTGATCCTGTCAAGGCTTGCAATGGGCATCCGGTTGGACTTGCCTGGTTCTCACCGGACTGTAAGCACTTTTCAAAGGCGAAAGGTGGAAAGCCAAAAGATAAAAACATTAGAGGTCTTGCATGGGTAGCCTTAAGATGGGCTGGACTTGTAAGACCGAGAGTAATTATGCTGGAGAATGTGGAAGAATTTAAAACCTGGGGACCGTTAAACAGGCGGCATCATCCGATCAAGAGTAAACAGGGCAGGACTTTTGAAAAATTTGTGCAACAGCTTACTGATCTAGGATATGAGGTGCAGTTCAAGGAGTTGGTAGCGGCAGATTATGGAGCGCCAACCATGCGTAAGAGATTTTTCATGATCGCAAGGTGTGATGGCAAGCCAATCATTTGGCCAGAGCCGACACACGCACCTGTAGACAGCGAAGAGGTGAAGAAAGGACTATTAAAGCCATATGTTGGAGCATACACACAGTTAGATTTTTCTCTGCCGTGTCCGAGCATTTTTGATACTTCAGAAGAAATTAAAGAAAAGTACGGCATTCGGGCAGTACGCCCACTGGCACAGAAAACAATGGACAGGATAGCCAGAGGATTAAAAAAATTCGTCTTAGATAATCCAGAACCTTTTATCATTCAGTGCAATCATGGTGGTGAGCGTAGACCGAACGACATTCGAGAGCCGATGCCGACTATAACCGGAAAACATGGGTATGGGATTGTAGAGCCATATATGGTGCAGATCGGACAGACAGGTTTTACAAAAGACCGGAGCAAAGATGTCCGGGAGCCGCTTACAACCATTGTGAGTAAAAATGAGCATTGCCTGATAAGGCCTACGTTGATCCAGTACCATTCAGAAACCTCAAAAGATGGAGTAAGAGGACAGACTATAGAAGATCCGATCATGACAGTGGACAGCTCAAACAGATATGGACTGGTCGCATCATTCCTGCAAAAGTACTACGATGGTGGATATAAAGGCGCAGGCGATACATTAGAAAATCCGCTACCTACAGTAACAGCGTGGGATCATAACAGTGTAGTTACGGCAAATCTTATCCAGATGAATAACCATTGTGATGGGCGAGATTTACGTGATCCTATACCAACAATAACCGCTGGGGATGGTCACTTCGGAGAAGTAAGAGCATTTTTAATTAAATATTATGGGCAGGGAACCGGACAGGACATTGAGGAACCTCTTGATACAGTTACATCCAGAGATAGATTTGGACTTGTGACTATTGAGGGTGTAGATTACCAGATTGTGGACATAGGATTGAGGATGCTTGAGCCGAAAGAACTTTACGGATGCCAGGGATTCCCAGACGATTACATAATCGACCATGACTACACAGGAAAGACATATCCGAGAAGTGAGCAGGTCAGAAGATGCGGAAATGCAGTGTGTCCACCGATACCAGCAGCATTGGTTAGAGCCAATCTGCCAGAACTGTGTATTGCGGAACGAACACCGAACATGAGGATGGAAGCAGAGCAGACCGGACAGCTCCGGTTTGCGTAGTTAAATTAGAATTTAGGAGAAGATTGTATATGGAAAAAGAAAAAATAAAATGGCTGGAATGGAGTGGAAATGTTGAAGAATGGGGCAAGATAGAATGCCCGATGCTAGGAAATGAATGGGTAATGACGTATTACCCAAAAGGTACGCCTTGCTATTATTCTTACACTGCTCCTTTTATTGATGAAAGCGGAGACGTATGCTACTACAGATTTGACCATGACGAAGGATGCTGGGAGGAAGATGTTATTTATACCATATGTCAAAGTGAAGAGTATCAAGAGAGCATGATTTTTAAGATGTAAACTGAACATATTTAGAATTTATAGCAGGAGAAGATATGGGAAAATTAATTAATAAACAGGATACAATTGATAAAATAAAAAAAGAAACTCTTATAAATTATTCCGTTGCCGTAATGGCAGAGGTTGCGGAACGTGCTAAACAGGAAGATGCACCAATTTATGAAGGAGATAAGGAAGTTGACCAATGGGTGCGTTTATCAGATGTAGAAGAAGCAATTAATAAGTATTTAAACTGAACTTTAACGGAGGTATTGAAAACATGGATAAAACAACATTGCAGTTTTTCACTGCAATAAAAAACGGTGAAGTAAAACATATAGGAAAAAGCATTATCATACAGCCGGAAGTAAAGTTTGGAGGTGGCACGATAAAATGGTTTGACGACAAGCAGTTAGTGAAAAATAAAGGAGAGGAGACATGTTAAAAAGAGAATATAAAAGAAGAGAACCGACAAATGAGGAAAGAATATTTTTAAAGTCGAGAGGACTTATACCGGACAGCTGGCTAATATTGTACGAAAATAAAAGTGTATTAGTGGTTGTTAGTAGAAGGAGATCATACCGAAAAGTATTAAAAAAACCAAGAAAGAAATTGATGAAAAAGGAAAAAGAACTATGTTAACAGTACAAGAAGTTTACGGTATATGACATTGTCAGAACACAGCATTATACATATTTCATGATCTATGATGGTGGATGGAAATATATAGACGCTGACTTATTCCGGGAATGCGATAAAAATTAAAACTGAATATTGAGATTTTTACCGGCTGAAATATGCCGGTAAAAAAATACAATAATGTTGCATGAATACGATAATATATTGTGTTTTTATGAACTGATATATGGTATAATGGTGTAAGAAACATAGTTGTCACGCATGGGGAGATGTTTAAAATGAGCAGAGAGGAAACAATAGAGATATGCACACGCATAGACAATTACCTGGGCGATAAAATAGCAGAATCAATTTTAAATAATATCTCATATGACAAAATGGAAGCACGCTTTGGGATTATGCCGATTTCACGCACGCATTTTTACAGAAAAAAGAAAATGGCATTAAGGATGCTCAACAGCCGGAGCTTGTACGAAGAAGAAAGTAACGGACAGCTACGCATGATGCTTTAATTCACGCATAGAACTGCACGCATGGACACACGCATATTATTTTAAAATGCACGCATAACACACGCATGACACGCATAGACAAGTTTTCCTCACGCATAGGATAAAAATATAGCACGCACGCATAAAAATGGCTGTATTGGAAAAATATGCAAGGCAGATGCTGGATATAAAAATAAAAATCCGCACACAAAAAAAAC